ATACCATTTAATGGAATTTCATATGAAGATTTAGATCAAACAATTTCCGTTGATTTATCTGATTCATCTAACATGGATTATTTTGTAGATGAAAATCAATTATCCTTAGATTTATCCGAATTCAACAATAAGTAAATATCCGGATGCATGGATATACCCCCGGGCAGGATTCCCCGGGCGGGAATAATACCCATACATTTTTGTAGGGTACTTGTTGACGTGATGTCGACATCCCGCGATAATAGACTCTAACGCTAACGCAAACAGGAGTCTGAAATGGAATTCACACGCGAATACAACGATTATCTCAGCCGCAAGTTGAAGCACTACAACCTGTGGCTGATGGATGTTGCACGTCCTTTGGACTCAAAGTACCCAGGTTTTCCTGAGGACGCTGAGTGGGACGAGAAAACGAAGACTCGCACCGCCCCTGCGAAAAAAGTCGCAGCGAAGACTCCCCGGGCGAAAACTCCCCGGGCAGTAGTGAAACGTAGCTCAAAAGCCCCCACGAAGCAGCAGCGTGCAAACGTGATAGTGGAGACTTTTTACGCGACAGTGCCAAAAGACGAGTTGATTACCAAACTCTCGATCGAACTACCAATGACCCGGGCAGGGGCTACTACGTACTACTACAACGCGCTGCGTGCTCTGCCAGTGTAAGTAGCACGGAATAACCAGACCAAAAAGTCAGGTTATTCTGTTGACGTGAACCCGAATCCCGAAGATAATTAATTCAACACAAACGCAAACAGGAGTTTATCATGACAGAATTCGAAACCAAAGCCTACGGTATGTCAGAGCAAGATATCCGTGAGCAGTACATGAAATCAACCACTGCTGAATTTTCTGGCCTTGAGATGGTTGTTGCTAGCATTCTGTCTGATTGTCAGGAGCTGATTGCTATGAGCGATGCGAATGCCGACGCTGTTCGTAAGCAGATGAACGTTGCAAAATTCATTTTGTTTGAGATGGCCAATGCAAAGGAGAATGCATAATGTGGTACAAACTCGCAGTGAGGTTTGAAGATGATAAGTGGTATAAGATTGAGGCATTTGCCCCTGATTATAGCACGGCAAAGATCTTTGCTGAGACCAAGGCCTCATGCGAGGGCCATACGGCTACGGAAGTGAAGGTTCTTGATAAGACGATTTATCGTTGGAAATGGAAGTAAATAATGAAAAACCTTGCGAGTGAGATTATGCGGTTGTCGAAGACCGAAATGAACACCCTGGCGGAAGCGCTGGCTACGTTTGACACCGCCAAGGCTGAAAGTCTTGAGCACCTGTTAGGCATTTACTGCCGAGAGGAGCGTGAGCAGGATGCTGAGCGTTGGACGAAATTTGGTACTGGAAGGTTGTAATCATGGCTAAGAAGAGACTATCACGACAAGAGCAGTTAGATGCTATCTACATGGAACTAGTTAATCTCCATGAGCAGCAGGGCTGCTTTGATGATGAGACGAACCTTAAGATCGAGCAGAAGATACTTGACCTTAATGTTGACCGTTTGATCCTTGAGAAGGATAATAACTTTAACAAGATGTTATTGGAGAGTGCAGATGTCTAGGATGGGTGAAATTCATTTGTGTGTCAGCGAGATGCTTGCTGATGGTATGGAAGATCAAGAGATCGCAAGAATCATTGCAATCGACTTTGATGTTGATCGGGACTTTGCATTGAACCTCGTCGAGGAAATCTATGACGAGATAGCTCAGTCTGAAGATCAATCGGACCTTTCTAGTCCTTATTACGGAGCGTAACATGGCTGTACTGAAGACACAAAGCTCGAGCAAGGCTCGTTTACAGAATGATACTCTCGGTGAGGATGCGCTGAAGCGTTTGTATGCAATGTACGAATCGAGTATTGATCTTGGCCAGTTCAAGATTATTTGTGAGGACTTTGTACAGAATGGTGGCGGCAAGCAGAAGCGGAAGGACGAGATCATCTCAGGTATCCGTGTAGCGACATCGAAGCAGGCTGCTCTGAAGAAAGCGCAGGACTTTATCCTTGCTGGTATGGGACTAGGCGTATGAGGTTGATTCTTGGTCTAGTATTCGTTATAATGCTTATGTATGATGACGCAGTGTTGTTCAAAGCATTGCATGGTTATTTGTTGAAAGTATTCTCATGAAGATCAAGGCAAAGAAGAAACCTGGCTGGCAGCAACGCGAGCGTGAGTACAATGAGTGGCTCCGTTCTATAGGGGCTGATATTAAACCCAAGAAAGCTGATAAGTGGAAGTACGAGGTACTGAAGTCTACTCCTGGACCATATATAAGAGATGTACCACAACATCCTAGCAGGAGTACTCCTAATGCGGCCGTCTGCTCTAAACCAGAACGTAAACAATACTCAGGTGATTATATCGTTGGGATTGCTACCATGCACAAGTCTAATCTTGTTGCCGTTGGTGCTGGCGATGCCCCTGCTGACTATTCAACGATGCGGAGAAACTAAGAAATGGTTAAGATGACTCGTGATGAAATGATTGAGATCCTGCGCAAGCAATGGGTCAGTGTTTACTTTACCAAGGTCAATGGTGAAGAGCGTTTTATGTCTGCTACGTTATGTGAAAGCATGATTCCTGAAGACAAGCGTCCAAAGGTTGGTAAAGAATATAACGACTCTGTTATCAGAGCGTTTGATACTCAGCTGCAAGAGTGGAGATCATTTCGGGTTGAGAACGTGACTAAATTTCTACCCTAAATAACATTATATTGTTTTTAGGAGTACGTATGTCGTTTGAACTAGACCCCTTAACATTCACAGTATTGTTTGGAGGTATATTCCTCGGTTGTGGTTACCTTCTCGGTAAGTGGAAAGGTGAAGGCAATAAACAAGATACTATGGAATCTACTATTGACTTTCTAATCCAAGAAGGATTTGTCAAAGCAGAGGAGATGGAAGATGGTTCGATTAACCTGATTCCTTTCCCTCCTGAACCGAAGCGCGTGTCGCGGGCCCGCCGCTCTCGCTCATGAAGTTAACCCCATCACAGAAAGCAGCCAACACCCGCCGTCAGAAAATTGAGGCGATGGCTGCTGCTATGGGATTGCAGGATGACCTCAAAAGGAAGACTCGTAAGCCACGTAAGCCAATGTCTGCTGAGCAGAAGGCGGCTGCAGCTGAACGTCTGAAGAAGGCACGAGAGGCGAAAGGTCCTACATCAAGTTCATATCCAGAACATATTGCTAACCTACCTGATGATGCTCCTCTTAGTGTTGCTAATGTCCGTCAATGGATACGGAGCTGCAAGCAAGAGTTGGAGATGATGAAGGGTTGGGATAAGAGTAGTGACGCGAAAGAGCGTTCAGCTTACTTGGATGTGGAAACCTATATATCGAACATGGAAGCATACTTGAGGTATGGTGACTGGTTCGACTTCCGCTATGGTGAGAAGCGAGAGAGTATTATGGTCCGCAGATGTCTAGCAAAGGCATATGATAAAGATGGAAACGTCAAGCGGAATGTTGGAACATTTTATGATGACCTTGGTCTAGTATGGACTAAAGAAATGGATGCACGTGACAGAGAAACAAGAAACTGAATTCTTAAATAAACAGAAATTTACACAACTAGTTGAAGACAGCGTTCGTATAAATAAATCATCCTATATGGATGCTGTTATAGAATTGTGCGAACAGCACAACCTTGAGTTAGAGGAAGTAAAGAAATTTATTTCACCTATCATCAAGGACAAGATCGAGGCGGAGGCGCGAAAGCTAAACTTCCTTCCTCGACAAAACGAGTTGCCACTCGATTGAGTAGCAGCTATAATATACATTAAACATACATTAAACATACGGAGAAATATATGTCTTTTGCAAATCTAAAACGTAAGTCGACCGACATTTCTAAGCTGGTCGAAGCAGCAAATGGTAGCGGCGCTACTAATAAACAAAACCCCGGTAAGGATGAACGATTCTGGCAACCTACTGTTGACAAGGCAGGTAATGGTTATGCTGTGTTGCGTTTCCTTCCTGGTGATGCTGATGCTGCTACCCCATGGGTCCGTTATTGGGATCATGGGTTCAAAGGCCCGACTGGTCAATGGTACATTGAGAAATCGTTAAGCTCGATTGGCCAACCAGATCCTGTTGGCGAGGCAAACGCGCTTCTATGGAACTCTGGGATTGAATCGAACAAGGCTATTGTTCGTGAGCGTAAGCGTAACCTACGTTATGTAGCGAACGTGCTGATTGTCTCTGATCCTTCGAATCCTGAGAATGAAGGTCAGGTTAAGTTGTTCCGCTTCGGTAAGAAAATCTTTGACAAGATCATGGATGTAATGCAGCCTCAGTTTCCTGATGAGAAACCCATGAGCCCATTTAGCATGTGGGAAGGTGCTGACTTCGTTCTGAAGATTCGTAACGTCGAAGGGTATCGTAACTACGACAAGTCTGAGTTCAAGTCAGTGTCAGCGATTAGCGATGATGAAGCCAAGTTGGAAGAGTTGTATAACAAACAACATGACTTGTCAGAGTGGACCGATCCTAAGAACTACAAGTCGTATGATGAGCTAAAGGCTCGTCTTGCAGCTGTGTTGGGTGAGTCTGCTCCGCGGACTGCTAAGCAAGAAGTTGCTTTGGATGAGGTTGCACCTGCACCAGCTCCGAAGTCGACTCCAGCGACAGCTGAGAGTGTTGATGACGATGATACGTTGTCGTACTTTGCTAAGCTAGCAGCGGACGATTAATACTGCTGATAAGAGTCGTTTCTATCACGGGTGGCGGGCATACCGCCACTTATCATATTGGTAGTATTCTGACTTACATTGCTGGTAGTATTACCACCTGTGCTTATAACAGTCGGAGGAGCTTGTCTAGCGGCAGCTGCCTCCGTTCTTCTTCTCTGCTCTGTTAGTACAGATCCAATACCATTCTGCATACCTGTTACAGGTCTGGTACTTGAAGAAACAGGACCAATCCCATTTTGGACACGAGGTTGTGTTGACAACACAGGACCAACACCATCAGAAACACCAGAAGAAGATGAGACGGCCGGTGGTCGGTCGACATTATTTGATCCGCTTTTCGGCTCTATCTGATAAGGCGAACTTGCTTCAGCAGCAGTCTCCTGCCTCATATCAAACTTCAGGCTACGGATTGAATTACCAACTGAATCAGGGACAAGTGGTAGAGCAGATACAGCTGTTGCAATTGCCTCTAGCAGTCCATTGACAACACTCTTAAATAAATTGAACACGCCACCTATTGCTTTGGTAATTATATCTTCGAAGCTAAAGCTATCGAGCATCCGTTCAGCATTACTGAATCCCATCTTGCCGATGATCCAAGATACAGCGCTCTTCAATAGATCGAGTGGGATACCAACAATTGAATTCAACAATCCAGTAATCGCTCCTTGAATTCCACCAAGGAAACCATCTTCCTCAAAACCTGTGATTGCTCCTTTGACCGTATCATATGCTGTCATGATTAACGTAAGAGGAAAGAACAATCTACCAAGCGTTTGTCCTAGACCACCAAGGATCTTCATTAGTGCACCACCCTCACTAAAGATTGCAAACGAGCCCTTGACAGCATTAAATGCAGTAGTGAAAGGTTTAATTAGGTCAGCCATGAATGTACCAACTACCTGGAATGGCCTAGCAACTGAGGTGAAGATTTTACTAATTGCTCCTTCACCGACAGTGAATAATGACCTGAATGGCTTTGCTACATTATCAATGAACCCTTCGAACGGGAACATGAATGGTCTAGCAATTGCTTTAAACAGCTGAGCAATCTTACCTTCAGCTGAAAATATATTTGTTATTGGTTTGATACCATTGTCGACAACACGAAGAGCATCATCAGCAAACATTGCCCAGCGAAGTCGGACATTTAAAAACAACTTACCGACAGCGCCATTCGGTTTGAATACATCTGTGATGGGTTGAAATAGTTTACCAATCCCTCTCATCGCATCATCGACGTACATCAACCATCTGGCTTTGAAATCAGTAAACAGTTTTCCTATTGCACCTGTACTG